GGACTCTAAAAAAATTGTTAGACGTAAGAAAACTAAAACACCAGATCAATTAGTTAAAGGATTACATCTAATAGATACTAATATTAATTTAAATGGACAACTTGTTAAACCAGAATCAAAAATAGATATCATTGGTTCAAAATCTGTTTTCTTAATCAATGTAAAAACCTACGATCTACTTTACATTACTGGCAATAATCTTTCATGTTCCGGTGCTAAAATTGTAAATTATGACGAATCCAAATCTGGTATCAAAAAAATAAAAAATTTAGATGATACTCTAGACAAGGTGAAAACAACACACAATCTTTCATGTTTAAAAATTTTCCAAAATTTACCAAACAAAATAAGACCAGTTCCGAGAACAGTGTCGCCGAATTATCTCCTACTGAAAGTGATACCCTAGATGAGATACCAGAAAAGTATCTAAATATTAATGTACGGGCTATGATAAGTGGAGGTACTCAACAAGAACCCGAAAAAAAATATGTCTTTTACTTAGATAAATTAGTTTCTTTTTTTAAAAGAACATATCAAGTAGAGATTAAAATTTCTAGAGAAGATACTTAGGAGAGAGATTATGACAGAAATAACGACATTGTTCTTTAGTTTCATGTTCTGTCTTGGTGGGGTCGTGGTAGGATTTATTTTTGGATGGTTTGGTAATGAGTATGTGAGAGGTTACATGGAATCAAAAGCTATGGGAAATGTTCATCCAGAAATGTTGACCGATGAAGGTTATTATATAAATGAAGAACTTTTATCAGTTAGATTTATAGAAGAAGAACACGAACAAGAATATGAGGATGATTAACTAGTTAAATAGTACTGACACTTCGGGGAGGTTGACTCCCCACTTTATAAATTACAGGATTTTAAACTATGGCTGAATTACCAGTTCAAAAGATGTTGATTTCTGAAGTACTTCAGAAAGTATCTAACGCTAAAACAAAAAAAGAAAAAATTGAATTGCTTAGGAAATATAAAACACCAGCATTGCAATCAATTTTGATTTGGAACTTTGACACAAGTGTTGTGAACATGCTCCCCGAAGGAGAAGTTCCTTTTACTCCAAATGACACTCCAGAAGGCACAGAACATACTCTCTTACTTCATGAATATAAAAAATTATATAATTTCGTAAAGGGTGGTAATGATGGACTTCAAAAATCTCGTAGAGAAATGATGTTTATTCAATTACTTGAAGGTCTCCATCAAACAGAAGCATCAGTTGTTTGTCTTGCTAAAGATAGACAAATTGGAAAGAGATATAAAATTACTAAAGCATGTGTAAGTGAAGCATTCCCAGAAATTGATTGGGGTAACCGTTCTTAATTATGGTATTATCAAGTACAGACATACAAAAGTTCAAAGAAACTTATAGTGTTATTGTTATCGCTGCTAACTGCTCTGCAGATGCTTCTGATGATAGTACCCTACCTAGAAACTCATATCTTATTAAATGTGTCAACCCCGAAGAAGTGTGGTATGATATAGTTATGGGATTGAAACCTGATATCTTCGATGCATATTATGATACTTATGGTGATGTTATCAAAGATATTGGATGGACAAATGGAAAAGTAAATCCTAAACTATGGGGTAATAAACCCAAACCTACAGCTAAAAAGTGATTAAATTATGAATACAGCAAAACTTATTTCCGTCACTCCTGACGCTGAACAAACTATGGCATATATTGCCAGAGTTTCTAATCCATCTAATCAAGATAATGAAAAGTATTCTAGACTTCTAAAGTATTGTATTAACCATAATCATTGGAGTGTTTTTGAACAGTCCACCATGACTTTAGAAATCGAAACTACTAGAGCTATTGCAGCTCAAATACTTAGACATCGCAGCTTTACCTATCAAGAATTTTCACAACGATATGCAGACAGTAGTTTATTGGGAAAAATCCCTCTACCAGAACTCCGCCGTCAAGATGATAAGAATCGTCAAAACAGCATCGATGATTTAGATCCTTTTTTAAATCAAAAATTGCAGATTCAAATGCAGACTTTGTTTGATTCATCTATGGCATTATATGAACAGATGCTTGGATCAGGAGTTGCTAAGGAGTGTGCTCGTAATGTTCTACCACTCTGCACGCCTACTAAAATTTACATGACCGGCTCATGCCGTTCATGGATCCATTACATCTCGCTGAGGTCTGCAAATGGAACACAGAAAGAACACATGGAAGTCGCAGAGTCCTGCAGGACTATCTTCAAAGAACAATTCCCAGAAGTATCCGAGGCACTCGGATGGAATGTACAGGATTGAATTAAAAACAAAAAAAGACTATTGGATTCCATTCCCCGGTCATCGCTTCTTGACATTTCAGGAAGCGCGTGATATCATATGTAAGTTAAGGGAACAAACTGACTATCACAATGTCAGAATTACTCCTGAATGTCAAATTCTATGAACATCTTCGTTACTGATCCCTGCCCCATCAAGTCAGCAATTGTTCTTCCAGACAAACACATCGTCAAGATGCCTCTTGAGTGTTGTCAAATGCTTTCAATAGTTGCTTCAGAAGAATGGGGACATAGTTTTGGTTCACTACCAAAAATTGATGGTAAACCATACAAAACAAAGAAGGGTGCCTTTCGTAATCACCCATGCACAGTTTGGGCAAATCAATTTGTTTTAAATTGGAGATGGTTAATCCGACATGGTATAGCATTGTGCGATGAATACACTCAAAGGTATGGAAAAATTCATTCCTGTCTACACACTCTTGCTTATGCTAATCAAATCTTTCCTTTCGCAGATCCTACAGGTCGAAGTGGAAAGGAACCTACACCTTTTGTGAGAGCAATGCCTGATGAATTTAAACATGACACAAGCATTGACACTTTTACTGCTTACAAGATGTACATTAGCAGCAAACCTTGGGTTGCATCTAATTATCTTCGTATGCCAGAACGTAAACCTAATTGGGTCTAATTATGCCAACTTATCCAGTAATAAATAAAACCACCGGAGAGAAGAAAGAAATCTCAATGACCATGAAAGAATACTGTACTTGGAAGGATGAGAATCCTGAATGGGACAAAGATTGGTCTGCAGGATGTGCTTCCTCCATTGGTGAGGTTGGAGATTGGAGGAATAAAGTTCCAAAAGATGTCCAGACAAAAATTAATAATATTAAAAAAGGACATCACGGATCGACAATTAGAGGTTTTTAAAGTATGCCAAGATCGAGAAAGAAAACTACGCCAGATATTAATGGTATGTCTGCAAAACAAATGAAACGCAGAAAACCAATTAATACAGATATGATGGTCAGTGTTGAGCCATGGACTCCAGCACAAGAACAAGTTTTTGAAAACTGGAACAACGATAAAAACTTGTTCATGTATGGCGCAGCTGGTACTGGTAAAACATTTGTCGCCTTGTATTTAGCTTTAAGGGATGTATTAAACGAAGATACTCCTTTTGATAAAGTATATCTTGTACGTTCACTGGTTGCTACGAGGGAGATTGGTTTCCTCCCTGGTACACATGAAGATAAAGCAGACATCTATCAAATTCCATATAAAAATATGGTAAAATATATGTTTGAAATGCCCAGTGATGCAGATTTTGAAATGCTTTATGCTAATCTTAAAGCACAGGAAACAGTATCGTTCTGGTCTACTTCATTCCTTCGTGGTACTACATTAGACAATGCCATTGTCATTGTTGATGAGTGTCAGAACCTGAACTTCCATGAACTTGATAGTATCATCACCCGTTGTGGTCAAGATACCAAGATTATTTTCTGTGGAGATGTTCAACAATCAGATTTAATTAAAGCAAACGAAAAGAATGGTATCCATGACTTCATGTCTATTCTTAGACAGATGGAAGAATTTGGTATGACTGAGTTTGGTGTGGAAGACATCGTTCGTTCTGGTTTGATTAAGAGTTATCTTGTCAACAAAATTGCACTAGGATTTTAATGTTTAATCATGTAGAAATTGATTTGCCATATGAACTTGAAAGGGTTCATGTAGATGGTAAACGATATTATAAGATCCCTGGTGAAGATATAAAACTAGTTTCTGTTACTACGGTAACTAGTTTCCAATCTGCTAAAAAAATTAAGGCGTGGAGAGAACGTGTTGGTGAGGAAGCTGCTAACCGTAAAACAAAACGTGCTACTAGTAGAGGAACTGGTATGCATACTCTTACAGAACATTTTCTTAAAAATGAACCCTTACCAAAATCAAATCCTCTACCAGAAATATTATTTAAAGTTGCTAAACCAACACTAAAAAAGATAAATAATATTCATGCACTAGAAAGACCCCTATATAGTAAGACATTAGGGTTAGCGGGTACTGTTGATTGTATTGCCGAATATGAAGGCGAACTCGCTGTGATAGACTTTAAAACATCAGAGAAACCAAAACCAGAAGAATGGATTGAAGGTTACTTTGTTCAAGCTGTTGCATACGCTTGTATGTTGTATGAAATGACTGGTATAATAGTCAAGAAACTTGTTATCATTATGTCCTGTGAAAATGGAGAATGCATCGTCTATGAAAAAACTAACAAAAGGGAATACATTAGAAAACTTACTCAGTATATACGAGAATGGAAATCTGCTAATGAATAAAGGAAAGGAAACTATCAATGAAGCATTAGATAAGAAGTTCATGAACTCCGCAAAGTTTTCTATGGAGGTAGAGAAAATTGTAAAGGAGAGTGACGGTCAACTAAACTACATTGAAGCAGTCCTTACTTTTTGCGAGGAAAATGAAATTGAGTTTGAATCAGTTTCAAAGTTACTATCAAAAACTTTAAAAGAAAAATTAAAGTATGATGCACAGAGATTGTGCTTCATGAAAAAATCATCTAAAGCTAAACTGCCTATTTGATATGGATGGGTATGAAGTTTATAAAATTTATCTATCATTAAAACTTCATTTTTCAAAAGACAATTATAATTTTTTTACCTTCAATGGAAAATCAAGAGCAAGTCTAAAGTCTTTTGAAAACAGAAAGGATAAATATTTTTTTAAAAAACTTGGTTTAAAATTTCAACGCCAAGAACTTATAGAATTTTTTGTAAGTCATTTTATTGTAGATGGTAATTTGTGGATAGGAAATATATCAATACATAAATCAAAGACATACTCCACTTGGAAATCAAAGATGCAGAGTATGTCTTTTATATTTGAAAATGAAATGCAATCTCTATTTTATGATAGAGATTTTGACTCTGTATTCAAAATTGATAATGGTAAACACCCAGACTTATTAAAAGAACATTTGTCTGGTCGTGTAAGCTTAGAGTCAATGGTAATATTGAATCAGTTGGTAAATTATATACCACATTTTAGTAATAAAATTTCTGACCCCATTGTATGGCCAGAAACAAAAAAGAAAGTAGTGAAATACGAACCATTCCTTTCTATTAATAAGTCTAAATATAAAAGTATCCTGTTGAATCTATGCAATTCTTCGACAACGACATAGTTAGATCTCAATCTGCAGAACTTATGAGCACTTATGAGGATCTTCAAACCCTCATTAGTAGTCATAAGCTTCGTACTAAAGAAGGAACAGAATTATATTTAAAAAAAATGTTCCGTCTTTTAGAACTACAAGAGATGCTTTATTTTCGTGCAACATATTCTGAAGAAGGTGATGCTAAAGAATACATTAAAATAATTAATAAAACATTTCCTCTGGTTGCCTTAGAAGATGAAACGGATCCATTCCAGACTTTTCGTCGCATGAAAAGTGAGCTCATGAAGCTCAAAGAACAAGCTGAAAAGTCTTGACATACGCAGACCACTCTGGTATTATAGCCATGTGGTCAACCACAAACCAAATACGTACACAATACGGAGAATACAAACATGTCTTTTGCTGCACTCAAAAAAAATTCCAACTCTTCTTTTGAAAAACTTACTCGGGAACTGGAAAAAGTTGCTAATAGTGAGAAAGGATCTAATGATGATCGTTTCTGGAAACCCGAGTTGGACAAATCTAGTAATGGTTATGCAGTGATTCGATTCCTCCCTGCACCTGATGGGGAAGATCTTCCTTGGGCAAAGGTTTTCAGTCATGCATTCCAAGGACCAGGAGGATGGTATATTGAGAATTCGTTGACTACGATTAACAAGTCTGATCCTATCGGAGAACTTAATCGCCAACTCTGGAACAGTGGTGTTGATTCCGATAAAGAAATTGCACGTAAACAGAAGCGCAAACTTTCCTACTACAGCAACATTTACGTTGTTCGTGATCCTCTACATCCTGAAAACGAAGGTAAAGTTTTCCTCTATAAGTATGGTAAGAAAATCCATGACAAGATCATCGGTGCAATGCAACCTGAGTTTGAAGATGAAACCCCAATCAATCCCTTTGATTTCTGGCAGGGTGCTGATTTCAAACTGAAGATCAAGAAGGTTGCAGGTTACTGGAACTATGACTCATCTGAGTTTGCACCTGTATCTACTCTTGGTAACTTTGAGGATAGTCAACTGGAAGAAATTTATTCCAAGACTCATTCTCTCTCTGCATTTACTGATGTTTCAAACTTCAAAACTTATGAAGATTTGGAGAAGCGTCTCAATGCAGTTCTGAATTCCAAACCTCAATCTCCTAAAGTTGATCCAGAAACTTTTGAAGATGAAAGTGAGGGTCGTGGTAATGCACCAGAATGGGCATCAAGTAGTGGTGACTTTAATGCACCAGACATCACTCGTTCTGCAGTTAAAGAACCAGTTCGTGAAGAAGTTACACCCAGAGAATCAGTTGGTGATGACGAAGATGCACTGAGTTTCTTTGCTAACCTTGCTGAGTTTGACGATTGATTATTCAGAGGAGAGTCTTAGGACTCTCCTTTTTAAATGCTTTCAGATATTCTCTCTCCAGATTTATTAATCTTATAATTTGTCTCATACTTTAATAGTTCTTTTAATTCTTCTTGTAAAATAGTTAAGACTGTAATTTTAGGTAAAAATATTTCTTTTTTTAATTCATTAATTTGATATTCATATTCTCTGTTGGTTATCTTAGTAAGATTTTGTGCAGCTGTAACTGTTTTATATTGAGGAATATCGTATGTTCTGGATACAGTACCATTACCAGTACCAGCTCCAGTTGCAGTAAATTCTAGACCTACTTTATTACTTGAAGCTCCAATTATAGTAAAATCAGTGGTACCTATACTAGTAATTTTATAAACAACACCTGTTACGATAGAATTAGCATTTACAGAAATAGTTTCAGTATTAATTTTATCAATGTATTTAAATGTCCAGGGTACTTTATCATACTCTTTAACTGCTCCAGGTTCAGACC